TATAAGGCGCTTCAGGAGAACGGTATCCCCAAGGAGATGGTTGATATGTATGTTAATGGCTACGAAGCCGTGAACTCTCAACAACAAGAATCCTTAATGAACGAGGCTGGTGGGCGGGAAAACTATGAAGCCATGTCCGAGTGGGCAGCCACATCTTTAACCGACCAAGAGCAGGAGGTGTATAACAAAACAATCGACAGTGGCGATCCTAACGCTGCTACTATGGCGATTCGTGGACTCTATGCTCGCTTTCAATCTGATGGCGGGAATCCGGTTTCTCTCGTCCAAGGGGACACCTCTGGAACCTCAGGGTCTATGCCGTTTAGTTCCTCTAAGGAGATGACTATTGCGATGCAAGACCCACGCTACGGCTACGACAGTAAGTATCGTGAACAGGTCGCACAGCGTATCTCAGTAACAACCGCATTCTAATTATGACTACCCTTATTAACTACATCACTAACAACACTCAAGAACTGATTGGTGCGCTCTCAATGATCGTTGCCGCTTGTTCAGCCATCGCTGCCCTCACACCCACTCCTGTGGACGATGGGATCGCAGCCAAGCTTCTTAAGATTGTTGACTTCCTGGCTTTGAACATCGGCCGCGCAAAAGATAAATAACCCCCGTAAAACACTCGCGCCGCATGTCTGTGTCTCTGCTAGTTAAGTTATTAATTTCCTTTCCGAAACTAGCGGAGGCATTTCGTAGCGTCATGGATGCTTATGAAGAAAGCTTATATGCGAAACGTCACAGTAATATGCGTGATGTTATTGACGACTGGATGCAGTCCGAATCTTCGTCCGACACGCCTCCCTTACTTTTTAGAGAGACTGGACCAACAAAACTTTACCCCAACCCAGAAACAGACGGTGGGGGAGATGTTACATTACATCAACGATTTAGAGAACAATGTCCGATGATTGGGATTGATTGTCCCTATGCTCACGGATACAAGGCACCTTAGCCTCCACTACCTTTTCTGTTACTTCACACCTCCCGTTCGGGACTACTGTGTCGATAACACAACCACTTTTTTCACCATTATCACAAGCCGCCTTAGGTAGCTTGGTGGTGTTTAAACCAAAAGTCATCATAACGATAGACTCCCCCGAGGCCGACGATGCGACCCACTTCTCTGTGGATACTCAATAACTCCGAACCCGGTTACGGACATATTACAATGAGGACAACCTTAACAACAACAACTAAAGAAAACCAAATATTATGGCTAACGGAAATACAACGGCGTCCCGCTTGGGACAAGTTAACGTAGCAGGTGATGTAGATGCTTTGTTCCTAAAGGTGTTCTCGGGAGAAATCCTGACCACCTTCGAAGAGTTCAACGTGATGAAAGGACTTCACACGATGCGCACTATCGCGAACGGAAAGTCTGCTCAGTTCCCTGTAACTGGCATTGCTACTGCTAAATACCACACACCTGGTGAGAACATTGCTGACGGTGAGAACTCTTATCTGAGTTCCATTAAACACGCTGAGAGAACCATCAACATTGATGATGTTCTTATTGCTTCAACCTTCATCGCAAACATTGATGAGCTTAAGAACCACTACGATATCCGCAGCATTTATGCTCAGGAACTCGGTAAGGCTCTTGCCAAGCGATTCGATCTTGCAACCATGAAGACCCTTGCTGCTGCTGCGCGTTCTGCTACTACCATTACTGGTGGTAAAGCTGGAATTACCATCAGCCGTGGAAGTGGTGCTTTGACTGGCGCAGGGATTCAAGCTTCCCTGTTCTCTGCGGCTCAAAAGCTCGATGAGAACGACATCCCTGATGACGGAGCGCGTTTCGCTATCCTGAAACCAGCCGATTACTACACCTTGATCGCCTCTGGTGAAGAGGTTGTTAATCGTGACTTCGGTGGTCGGGGTGATGTTGCTTCTGGTCGCATCCCAATGGTTGCCGGAATTAACCTCTACAAGTCCAACCACCTTGCCGATATTGATGTGACCGAGGCTAGTCAGGACCAAGATGATGATAACGCCAACAACGATGTCTTTGGTGGCAGCGGAACTGGTTACAACGGAACCCTTAACTCTACTGATATCGTAGGTGGACACCCATCAGCTATCGGAACTGTTAAGCTCCTTGACCTTGCTACCGAAAGCGACTACAAGGTCGAACTACAAGGAAGCCTATTCGTAGCTAAGTATGCTATGGGCCATGGCGTCCTTCGTCCTGAGGCAGCTTTTGAAATCACTGTCTAAGCCACACCCTCAATAAAACCCAACGGCCGCACTCCTGTCTTCGGATAGGGTGCGGCCCTTTCTCTTTCAATTACTATGGCTACCCTTACCTCCAAACTCGACGCTGTTAACACCATGCTCGGTTACGTTACTGAAGCACCAGTTAACTCTATCGCTAACACCACTGCTCTTCCTCCTTCGGCGGCACTAGCTAAGGGTGTTATTGACGAAGTGTCCCGCGAGGTTCAACAGGACGGATGGCATTTTAATACAGCCCGAGACTACACCTTGGAAGTCAACGCTTCTAGCAAGTTTGTGTTACCCGACAACGTCCTTCAAGTGGACTCCGTCGATAACAACTATGATGTAGTCCAACGAGGCACCACATTGTTTGACCGCAAGAACTACACCGACACATTCACTGTCGATGAGCTTAAGGTTAACATTACTTTCCTACTTGAATACGAAGAGCTGCCCGAACAAGCTCGACGGTTCATCGCCCTCAAAGCATCACGGATGTTTGCCAATCGACTTATTGGTTCCCGTGAGATTGAGGCACTTATTTATCGTGATGAGATTCGCGCCAAGGCATCTATGGAAGAAGCTGAAGGTCGTAACTCAGACCGAACAATTTTCGACAACTACGACACCGCCTCACGCATCGGCATCAATCGCCGTATTGATATTGCTTAATCACAATGGCTAACATAACAACAACCATCCCTAACCTCATCCAAGGGGTCAACCAACAGTCACCTCAAGTGCGCTTGGCTGGTCAATGTGAGGAGCAGCTTAACGGTCTTTCCACCGTTACCAAAGGACTCACTAAGCGTCCACCGGCTCGGCTCATTGCTAACCTAGGGGACGCTGCCTTAGAGGGGGACTTCATTCACTTCATCAACAGGAGTGAGACGGAACGGTATGTTGTTGTTATGGAACACCGTACCACCGGTAACGGCACAGGTGTTATACGGGCTTTCAACCTCGAGACAGGCAATGAGGCGACCATTGAAGGCGTCACCGGAGGACACACAGTTAGCAGTGACTACCTTAAATTAACTACATCTAACAAAGCTCACGAGCAGATCAAAGCACTCACGGTCGGAGACAGCACCTTCCTTCTGAACACTGAGGTTACTGTTGGAAAGACCACGGAGCAGTCAGAGACGCTTGATGCGTCCCGTGCGTTGGTGTTTGTTAAACAAGGCGACTTCGGTAAGAAGTATGGTCTTAAGTTCAGAGAGAAAGGAACCTTTAGCGGTGGGGGAGCTAGATTCAGTGTTACTTGGGACGTTCAAGCCATCGGGTCTCATGGGATGGTTTCTTCTCGTACGTATAGTCTTGCACCAAACTCCGTCAGTATTCTTTCAGGAGGAAGTGGCTATACGATCGACGACGAACCAACCTTAGAGTTTCCCGCGAATATCAAATGGGAGGTAAGACCTGAGTTTGATGTTACTGTTGATGCAACTGGAACTGTCACTGGGATCACCTTACTGCATCCTGGAAGAACCATTCCTTACACGCCTAAAAGCTACAGGTGCTACTAATGACGCTTCCGACACTACACGCATCTCTACGGGCTTGACGTTAGCTCTTCGCGGCACTAATCCCGTGGGATATGTGGAAGCCACCGGTGCTAGCTCCACAACAAACACCAACGTCACCGCCACTTACACCACAAAGGACAAAGACGGATCTATCCTTATCAACAGGAACGACGGTCAGAACTTCTTCCTTGAAGCATTCGACGGTCTTGCTGGTTCTGGCTTAGGGCTAGTCCACAAGGAAGTCGATGCGCTGTCCGATCTACCTGTGCGTGGTCCTGATGGGTTTCGTGTGGCGGTCAGGGGCGACGCTGACGCTAGTGAGGACGACTACTATCTCCGCTTTGAGACGAACGATGGTCAAGCCTTCGGTGAAGGTGGATGGGCGGAGGACGTAGGGCCTTCTCTCAACGTGGCTCTTGATCCCGAAACACTTCCACTACAACTCGTTAACACCGGACCGGATACCTTTACAGTTAACACCACCGGATGGTCGAAGCGTAAAGTCGGTGACGATGATACCAACCCCTTTCCCTCCTTTGTAGGCAAGAAGCTCAACAACTTTGTATTCTTTAAGAACCGCTTGGGCTTCATCTACGAGGACTCGGTGGTGCTATCCGAAGCCAGTGAACTCTTTAACTTCTTTAGGACCACTGTCAGGACTCTCTTGGACACCGCCCCGATTGATGTTACTTCAGCAACCGCGAACGTCACCAACCTCCGAAGCAGTGTAGCGTTCCAAGAGAACCTGTTATTGTTCGCTGACCGTGGACAGTTTGTTCTTAAGGGGGACCCCCTCACTAACGAAACAATCACCCTTGAGGCTGTCACCAACTACGATGTCAACACAGCTGAAGATCCCCTTGCTGTTGGCTCTTACGTCTACTTCCCTTTCAAGCGCGGTAACTTCCTTGGGATGCAAGAGTATTCTCTCAATGCCACCACGGATGTTTACGACTCGGCCGACATCACCACACAGGTTCCGGGATACATCAACAAAGGTAACATCCTAGTAACATCAGGGTCCTCGGCAACAGATCTCATTGCTCTTAGCACTGGAGGTGACACCATCTACGTCTATAAGTATTTCTTTAACGGACGAGAGAAGGTTGTTAGCTCATGGAGTAAGTTCAAGATGCCCTTCAATGTTCTCAGTCTTGAGTTCATCAATAGCTCCTTGTTTGTTATTGGAGACAAAGACGGTAACACCTTGTTGACTGAGATGAAGTGTGAAGAGCTAAGATTCGAGGAGGACACCGTTAATGGATTCACGGTTCACCTAGACATGCTCAAGACTCACACGTTCGGAGGAGCCGAAACATCCCTTCCCACGAACACCTTGATTAACCTAGGGTTCATTCCAGGTTCTGAGGATGTGGTTGAAGTCTACGATAAATATGGTAATCGAGTCACTGTTAACTTTGTCAATGGTGACCAAGTAAACATCCAATCATACAACCGGACGTGCTTCACAGGCGTCCAATACAAACTCGAATACACCTTCAGTGAGCCGGTGTTCAAACAAGGCAACCCGCCAGTATCCTCTGGTCTTGCTCGTATGATTCTTCGTAACGGCTCCTTGTTCTTCACGGACGCCGTGGACTTCCAAGTAGAGGTAACACCCATTGCACGGGACAAGCGTATCTTTACCTATAGTCCTAACGTCATTAACATCACCTCTACGGACACGCTTCTTTCGCAAGATGGGAAGTTACGTTTCTCGATCTTTACACAAGCTAAGGATTCGATTATTAAGATAGTCAACTCCAGTGCATTTGCATCCAACTTTCAATCCTGTGAATTCGAAGCCAACGTCCATACCCGTTCAACTAGAATACAATAACGTCTACATCCGATCCGCACGAAAGTCTGACTGTGATGAGGTGGGTGCTAACATGCGCCACATCGATAGGCTGGAATGTTTATGGAC